TAATCTCATAATATATTTTTTTTTATATTATATCATGTCTTCATGATATAGCATAGTGCATAGTATGGTGGTAAGTTTCTACCTGATCTTTGTGCGTTTGTAATTGCAGCACCACCAGTGTTAACTGCAGTAGTTCCACTGTATGAGTGAGAGTGACTTCCATCCCCACCTACATTTACATTTCTTGCAGCACAGTCATTATTACTTGCTGGCCAAGGTCTATATCCATTATTAATTACAACATATTGGTCAACGTAAGTATGATTGTGAGTACCACCACTAACAGAACCGCTATATGTATGAGTATGCTCTGGTATGAATGTATCAGTATAACCACCCTGAGCACCCACTGCATAACTGCTCGTAGCACCAATAACAAACCTATCCCTCAAATCGGGAGTGCTATTAGAACCGTTACATAATACCCATCCAGAGGGAATATTGTTTGAAGCACCTGACCATATTAGTATAACACCTGATGGGATCCCAGTTGATCCAGCAGATCCTGTGGAACCCTGAGCACCGTTTGTTCCTGAAGCACCCTGAGCACCAGTAGCACCTTGAGCACCTTGACCTGCATTGGTTCCAGATTGTCCCTGATGTCCTTGAGCACCTTGAGCACCAGTTGATCCAGCAGATCCAGTAGCACCTTGAGCACCTGTAGCACCTGTAGCACCTTGAGCACCTGTAGATCCACCTGATCCACCAGCACCAGTGTTACCTTGATGTCCTTGAGCACCAGCAGATCCTTGAGCACCAGCAGCACCTTGAGCACCAGCAGCACCTTGAGCACCAGTTGATCCAGCAGATCCAGCAGCACCTTGTGCACCTGTTGCACCTTGTGCACCTACAGCCCCTTGAGCTCCAGCAGCCCCTTGAGCTCCAGCAGCACCTTGAGCACCTGTTGCACCAGTATTTCCTTGATGTCCTTGGGCACCTTGGGCACCTGTATTTCCTGTAGATCCACCTGAACCAGCAGCACCTTGAGCCCCAGCAGCACCTTGAGCACCTGCGGATCCTTGAGCACCTGCGGATCCTTGAGCACCTGCGGATCCTTGAGCACCAGCAGCACCTTGAGCACCTGTTGCACCAGTATTTCCTTGATGTCCTTGGGCACCTTGTGCACCCGTAGAACCTGATCCAGCAGCACCTTGAGCACCAGTATTTCCTATAGCACCTGCACCACCAGTGGGTCCTGTTGGACCAGCAGCACCTTGAGCACCTGAACCAGAAGCACCTTGCGGACCTGTTGCACCTTGTGCTCCTGTCGATCCACTCAGACCTGTATTACCTTGAGCACCTACAACTGCTGTTCTACTTACTTTTCTCCAAGATGATCCATTCCAAACCCATACATTACCAAATGCAGAGAATTGTTGATTTACACTAGGATTGGAAGGAAAATCTATACCAGTCATAATCTATATTATAATTCTTTCCAACTTGACCCATTATAATATTCAATTATATTTGTATCAATATTGAATATCATTGAACCAGTCGCAGTTGTAAGTCCGACTTTTTCATCTGTAGAAAACATAGGTAAAACTATCTGCCCATCACTCCTTCTGATCTGTTGCATACTTTTTAATTATTTATTGAGGTTAATTTGGTTTCATTTCCATAACAAATAAGTAGGCATTTCTGATTATAGCATATGAAGCATGTTGATTCCTCTTCCATTGAATACTATAAGTTCTACTTGTACCGCCACCAACATCAATGACTACATCACCAAAACCAACCCAACTCTGATCAGTACTGTTACCACCAGAGCTTCCAACACCAAAACTACCACCAGTTAATTGAATTGAAGATTGTCTATTATTACCACCACCACAAAATATTTCACCACGCCAAACTATTAAAACGTGTGAATCATTATCTACATTACTTAATGTTAATGAAAGTTTAGTATTCCAACCAGTACCAGAATAAACATATTGCTGAGACGTATTTTCTGCTTTTTTAATTTGAGGCACTGTAGCAGGACCAGAAGCACCTTGTGCACCAGTTGATCCTCCTGAACCAGTAGCACCTTGAGCACCTGTAGATCCCGTTGCACCTTGGGCACCTGTGTTAGCAGCACCCTGAGCACCAGTAGCTCCTGTAGCACCCTGAGCACCAGTAGATCCTGTTGATCCTCCTGAACCAGTAGCACCTTGAGAACCTGTAGCTCCTGTAGCACCTTGAGCACCCGTAGATCCTCCACCACCAGTGTTTCCTTGATGACCTTGAGCACCTTGAGCACCAACAGCACCTTGTGCACCAGTAGCTCCTGTAGCACCTTGAGCACCAGTAGCTCCTGTAGCACCTTGAGCACCAGCAGCACCTTGAGCACCAGTTGGACCCACGTCGGATATTGATATAGTGCCCTTCATAGCACTGTGATACTGACAGATATAATATAAAGTTGATGGGGCATTATATGGAACAGCAAATGTTAAAGTTCCTGACTGCGTACTATTCCCAGTGACACCAGATGTATATTGATTTCCTGTACCTGTGGTTTGTGCTGTTTTAATATAAAAAGGATGACCTGAAGCGTTAATGTTAAATGTATATGTAAAACCCCTCAGTAAATTAAGTGTTGGATTATTAGATCCATCTATCACATACGCACCAGATCCACTATTTGTAACGGTATATACTCTGGAACCAGCATCTCCTTGTGCTCCTGTTGATCCAGTATTTCCTTGATGTCCTTGTGCACCTTGAGCACCTGTAGCTCCTGTAGCACCTTGTGCTCCCGTGGATCCTGTTGCACCTTGAGCACCTGTAGATCCTGTAGCACCCTGAGCACCAGTTCCTGTGGCACCTTGATGACCTTGTGCTCCTTGAGCACCTGTGGCACCCGTTGCACCTTGAGCACCTTGTGATGCAGCAGTACCAGCTACACCCTGTGCACCCTGAGCACCTGTTGCACCATTTGATCCTGCAGATCCTTGAGAACCTTGAGCACCTTGAGCACCTGCCCCTCCACCACCTGAAAGGTTTGTTAAACCTGATCCATCACCAACAAATTTAGTCGCTGTAACTATACCTGTAATATCAAAGTTACCTACTTCTGATACAGTCACACCAGCTCCAATTTTAAATCCAGTAGCAGTAATTACTCCTGTTGCATTAATACCTGTGTCTGTTATCACTAATGTGCCTGTACCTACAGACAAAATACCAGTCACACGAGCGTCACCCTGAACTATAAGTTCTGTTGTAGCACTACCGACGATAGTGTTACCAAGGGTTGTAATTCCTGTGACCACAGTGTCACCACGAATATCCATTACAGCCGCAGGTAACGTAGAATGTATACCAACATTACCATTCTCTCTAATTGATAATGAATTTGTAAAATCATCAGAGTTAGTTGGACTATTTCTTATATGAAAATCAGATGCATCTAATCGTAATCTCTTATATGCACCAGTGGTCTGTCGTGAAAAAATTGTTGCACCATTAGTATCACCAGTATTAATTCTTAAATAATTACTATAATTTGGACTCGTAACTCCAAAAGTACTAGTTACCTCAAGATTTTGTTGTGGTATGGTTGTTCCAATACCAACGTTTACTGTGGTGTGAATACCAGCACTATTTGTGCTCCATGCTGTAAATGATGCTAATGAACTAAGAACTCCTGCGTTTGAATCTACCCACTGCTGACTGTCTCCGTCATTATAATATATTTTTAAAGATCCAGTATTACTTTCCCACCATAAATCACCATCATTTGGACTTGACGGGGCGTTGTCTGATATAGTAACAGTTTCACTTCCTCCAGAAGTTTCCACCCATTGGTTACTATCACCATCAGTATAATAAATGAATAGTTCACCTACGTCACTATCCCACCATAAATCTCCATTTGCTGGAGTTGGACTTGTTGGTGGATTTGATGATACTGTTACGTTAGCACCACCTGATCCACCACCTCCACCACCTCCTGCAGTAGTTCCGATTCCACTATTTGCTATTACCCACTGTGCACTATTAACATCTTGATAATAAACATTTAGTTCACCCTCATCACTATCCCACCATAAATCTCCTGAATTTGGATTAGGTGGTGCAAGAGTTGATATTGATACAGGTGTAACTGTAATTGTAGATATTGTTCCACTCGCAGTTGCTGTGACTGCTGAACCAACAAAGTTTAGTTTTGATACAGTATTTGCTGTTCCTATTAACGTGCCTTCATCAAATACTGTGATTCCATTTACAAGAGTTGCAGGACTATCTTCCTGCCAGTATCTATCATATGTGTTCCCATTTGGAACTGTAATTAATTTGTAATAAGTTCCTGAAGCTGGTAAATTCTTTTCACCAGGAAATCCCAAGTTAGGTTCAACCTGACCTGGTTCAATATAAAGATGTCTATCCGTGCTTAATCCTGAAAATCCAATAATTTTGGATCTTCCACTTAAATATCGCTGAGACTTCCTTCCTTGAGTCATTATGCAGTACTATTTTCTAGGATACTTGCTATAAACTCCATTTGTAATGGTGCGACTAATCCACCACTGGGTGAAGTTCCCACATTCACTGTTGCAGTGGTTGTAGTAGTTGAGGCTATTGATATATTCAATCCTGCATATGGATCGGTAGATCTTGGATATGCATGTTCTGTAGAATTACCATCTTGAGTACAAGTGAATATAATTGAATCAGTTGCGATTCCAACAGTTGAATATGCCCTACTTATACCATTAGTAGTTGCACTTACAAAAGTGTGTATACCTGTGTATGTTGATGGTATTGTGTCTAAAACCACAGCTTCAAAAGTATTAGTGGTGACATTTGATATACTTAACCACTTGCCACTAGGATAATCAGTAGATCTTGGATATGGATGATTTGATGCATGACTATCTTGAGCACACGTAAATGTAATTGATCCATCTGCAAATTTAATTTTATCTGTAGCAGAGAATCCATGATTTGCAACAGTTACAGTCATGATCCCTGTTACTGGACTGTATAACGCATTAGTCGCAGTATGAGTTGTTGTAGCACTTCTTAGTCCATGTCCAGCACCTAAAGTTAAGACTAATTCACCACTCACACCTGTATAAGTTGCAAATGAAGGTGTAAATTGTGTTCCAGTATTTGTTGTAACTGCGTTACTTCTTGAACGAACAAAATAATGTATTGCTGGATTATAAAAATGTGGATAACCTTTTGATCTTCCTATGACTGCAGTAAATGTTCTTGATGTTCCGACTGCGTTTGTTATCTCATCTACAACATAAGATTGCTGTGGATCTGGGAATATTGTTGTTGTAATTCCTGTGCTCCCTGAACAAGTGAATGCAATACCACTCATTGTAATTGGATCACCCACGTTGAAATTGTGAGCATTCATGGTGGTTACTGTGGCTACACCAGTGGGTTCATGATAAACAACATTTGTTATTGTTCCTACTCCTGACTGTACACCTTTCAGGAATAATCTATCTAATGTAAGTGGAGTCTTTTCTAATACTAATCTACCATCAATCAATATCGCTGCATCATTTGGTGGTATCTCAATATCTTTTATAATTCTTATATCTCTTTTATTACCTGTGCTTCTTGATTCTCTTCTATGAATTAAAGTCGCTGTTGGATATGTCTGTCCGATTCCTACGTTAGATACTTGTGCGTACAGCAAAATTGCAGTAGTACCTGTTGGTACTTCATAAAGTTTCTGCTCGCCTGGTGCTACAGGAACAGCAATAGATAGAAACTTATTGACTGGTGCAATTGCCATATTATTTTATCATCCTCCCAAAGCAAGGATTAGTGGGGTTAAGTTAGCTTGTATCGCTCTGTTGAAGTCTCTTCCTGAAATGGTTGAAGTAGTTTGGTTAATTTCTAATCCAGAACCAATTCTAAAGTTACCTTTTTGATCTGTGCTAGTGAACGGAACTTGACCTCCATTTATTGCGACAATTTCATTTTCAGGAATTGGCTCACCACCTTGGAAGGGGTTTGCTCTATTTATGTCGGTACCAGCACCTACGTACTCAAAAGAATGAGAACTAGTGATGATACGACTGATTCTTAAGAATTCAACACCTACCCCTTGAGCAACACTATAAGGAACGAATTCATTAAATGTGACTGTAGTTAAACCTGCATTTGTAACTTCAGTTGCATCATCCACTGTAAATAATATAGGATCAGTAACTGCTATCCCAACTGCTCCACCAGAACCACTAAAAGATATATCAATTGGTTGTATAGGTAAGAAATTTCTACCACTTGCGATTACATCAACAGAAGTAATTGTACCTGCTGCACTTACGTTTGCAGATAATTCAGCGAGTATTGCCTCAGGACCTGCTGGTGATGTAACAGTCACGTTTGGTGGTGAAGCAGCACTGTACCCAGATCCACCATTAGTTATCTTCACGCTTCTGATAGTTCTCATTGGTTGTGTGAGAATACCACTATATCCAGCGACCTCTGGATAATCTGAAAGATTTATTTTAAAGAACAATGATTGCCCATCAAAAGGTTTACGAACATTATTATCATCATCTCTTACATTTAGAAAGTTGAATACGTCACTTTCAGCAGTTGCTCCACCCGTAGTAACTCCCGTAAATTCTGCAAGACTCGTACCATCAGCAAACAAACCAAAATCACCGAATGATGAGTTAGAGTTAGTCAAGTCACATTGTCCACCACCTCCAGCAAATATACCAATATGACTGTTGATTGTGAATATAGAAACTAACTGTGCATATGCTTTATTTGTGACTGATACACCAATACCTGCTTCATTATATTGTGTGAATGAATCACACACCATACTTCTTAAATCTTGTCCAAGATTATTTGTTCCTGTATATGCAGCATTAGCGTATCTACCATCTATCTTCAGTCCAATACTACCAGTTATAAAGTTCGTACAGTTTCTAGCATATGGTGATCTCCATCTTCCACTCGGACCTTCATTTGCAGGACCAGGACCAACATATCCACTTCTCGTTGCTGTTGCATCACCAGCAGTGATATCTGCTTGTATTGGTGGGAAAGCAAGACAACCACAACCTTCATGCAATACACCAAAATTAGAAGCAGCGAAATTTAAGTTTTCAACTAAACACCCTCTTCTAACATGAAATACATCATCATTTACATTAGTAGGAACTACAGTAACCAATCTTAGATCTTGACCAGATACTGATACATCAGTTCTAAGACCGACAGGATTATTTTCAAAGTAAACACCTGGTCTTACATATATTGTGTCTCCATCTAATGCAACTGCAGCAGCACCACCTATAGTTGCCTTTGCATCACCCTCAAGTAAACCAGAGTTTGCATCATTACCATCTTTAGTTACATAAAGAATATTTTTAGTTTCAACACCTGATGGTCTCCATGATACACCAGTTCCAACTGAAGATAATCTATAGTCTGTCTTACCTGCAGCAACACTATTGTTAACATCTATAAGTGTTGAATTTAATTCAACGGAATTATCAAACACGGATTGACCATCAACTTCAAGTTGATTCTTTAAAGTTGTTTTTTCAAATACGTCAAGTGTACTATAAACTGTGGTTGCACCACCCACTGTGAGAATACCTGAAATACTAACTTCACCAACACTCAGTAGATTATCAAATGGATTGAATAATAATCCATCACTCGCATCAATCTTTAACTTATGGAATGTTCCAGTGTTTGTGGAATCAATAAATGTGATTGGATGTAATGAGTTAGCATCTGTAGAATCTACATCTATAAAGTTTGTATTAGTGGATAATCCAGATGTATTTGCAAATCCTGCTGTGACTGAAAATGTAGATATACCTGCTAAGTCTGCGAATGTAGCAAATCCTGCTCTGTGCGAATTTGTTGCAAATCCAGCAATAGTAGCAACACCAGCAATCTTTGCAAAAGTAGAGATACCAGAAGTATCTGAAAATGTGGCAAATCCTGCTCTCTGTGACTCAACTGCAAGTATTGAAGTAGATATTGTACCAGTGGTAAATCCTGTGATAATAACACTATTACCTATGAATACTTTATCGTTAAATGATGACTCTTGATCAACAGTCAATCCATCTAATGTGGTATCTCCATCAACATTTAAGTCATTATCAAAATCAACATTATTTTGAACATTTAACGTGTTTCTAAAGACTGCTGTACCATCAACATCAAGTTGACCATTTAAATATGAAACTCCATCAACATCGAGATCATTTCTTATTCTTGCAGACCCGTCAACATCAAGAGGTTTAGTTGGATTAACAACATTAATACCAACATTCGATGTTGTATGAATACCAGAAGAATTTTCAATCCATCGTGATCTAATATCAATATCTAATACACCACTACCTGCATCTGTACCAAATACTAAATCACCACCACTACGAGTTCCAATTAAGTTTATTGTCGTAAATGATCCGACACCTATATTAATACCTTCATTTCTTGCAAATACACCATCAGCATTAGCATTAGGTGGTAAATTAACCCAACGAATACCACCAGCATCCTTACTTAAATAGTTTCCAATATTACCAGATGCATTATCTGAGTCAAATATCTCTGCATCAATATGAACAGATCCACCAATATCTAACTTTTGATCAGGTAGTGTACTACCAATACCAACATTACCTGCCCTAGATCCAGTTCCTTGTATAGTAAAATATTCATTAGTATTGTTGATAAATTGAAAACTTTCAGTTGTAGTTAAAATACCAATTTGAAGATTATCAACGGGTTTTGTGAAAAATATATCATCTCGTATGAATACATCACCTAAAAATGTTGAAATTCCAGTTGATTGAAAATTTCTAACTGTAATATCTAAATCAGTACCACCAAGAGCACCATTTATATCAATATTATTAAATGTCGCAATACCTGATACGTTTAAATTATCAAGATTTAAAGCATCAGTTCCAGCAAAATCATAATATAAGTTTCCATAAACATATACGTCTTTATAAAAACGTGCGTCTTCATTGAACCAAGCCTCTTGACCTGTTATTGTTGGATCTACATTAGGATTTGGTTCAGTTTGTGCCATATTAATATCCTGTCGGTACTAATCCTTGTCCAAAATTAGCAAATGCACCAGAATTAGCCTTTAAAGCTTCACCAAGATTAGTCACGCCAGGTGAGGTAGCGATGTCTTTCAAAACAGGATTCACAGTGCTGCTGAGATTCATTAAATCTGCTTGCATGCTAGGTAATTGTCCTTGAATACCTTCAAGTGCTCCACCCAACTGATCTTGAACATCACCCAGTGTATCAGTTAGACCACCAAGTTTTTGTGTAAGGACTGGTGCAACATCATTTAATTTTTCACTAAGTCCTGCTAACTTTGCAACACCTTCTGTTTTAAATTTGCTTATTATATCAGGTCCTACAAATTGTCCAGAAGTTGCAACATCTAGAAAACTAAGTGGAACTAAATTTCCTCTATGTCCACTACTATGTGCAAATGGTGCTTGTAATGAAAATTCATCAGTTGCTTCAACTTGTACCTTCTTACCCTCAAGTTTCATTATATTGTCAGCATGAAATGTAACATTCTGTGCGTTTATTCTAACTTCACCATTTTCTCCCACACTGATGTCTATAGTTCCATTTCTATTATGAACAAGTATATTTGCATCTTCTCCATCAGCACCAGCGATTATATCAATTGATCTATCATTATTCAACTCAACTCTTCCGTTCTCCCCATGTTGAATAGAATATTTTTTATTTTCTTTCTTTGTGTAAGAGTACTGAGTAAAAACATTTGGTCCAGCAAGATGCTGCACTGGATTTGTTATGAATTGCCCAAACTGATATCCATACTTCTTTGTATATGCGTTATCGGGTTGATATACCATAGTCTTTTTTAAATATTTATTCGTGATTATGAAACACAATCTATAACTTGCTTTACTTCACCTTGGAACTCAGGTCTATCATTTAAGTTAGCACTAAGTATAGCACCATTTCCAGATCCGATTGCGGTAAGAACTGGAACATCATCAACTTTAATTTGAGTTATGGGTTTAACTTTGGTAATCAATCCCTGTTGAACTGTGACATCATATTGATTTCCAAAATTATCAGTTACCTGATCACCATCTGTATATCCACCACCAGGAAAAATTATATTTACACTTTCAACCACCTGTTCATTCTGATCTGCAACAGGGTAATTTTCACCCTCAGTCACAATATAAATTTGATCTATTTTTCCATCTTTGAGAGTAGTTCTAGCAGTTGCACCATACCCCTGCCCACAATTATCAACAACTTCTACAAATGGAGGGAATGTATAATTATTGCCTGGATTTGTAAGTCTGATATCAATGATACTTCCTGTTCTATATCTTGAATCTCCCAGTATTCTACCAAAAATAGGAATCGCTTCACCACCAGATCCATTACCACCAAATATTTTAATTTTAGGTGGTTCACAAACTGTAGGTAAACCAGAATAACAATCACTGATCGCACTCTTAAATCCAGGTGTTTTCATATCAGAGTTGAATATATCTAATGCACCAGCAATATCTTGAATACCATCAAGTGGGAATCCAGTTAATCTAGCAGCAGTAGATAGTGATGCTGCTAAATTTGCATTCTTAATAATCTTACTAAGATCTGCATCACCACCAGACACAGGACCATAACCTAGAACATATCTACATGAGCCCACTTCTTTTTTAACAGGTTCATTACAACCTTTCAATCCAACAGCACCAGCGATTGATGATGTGCTATTTCTAATTAAATTATCAACAAAACCTTTACCACCAATTCCTGCACCCCCACCAACAAACTGCATAATTTTATCTAATCCACCCAGTGCTTGATCCATTCCATCACCAACTTTTCCTATTACTGAATTAGTAATTGCACCTATAGTTTGATCTGCAACACAGTCAACAAAATTCACAGCGTTATCAACAACAGATGATAATATATCTTCAATGTTGCTACCCAAATCTGCAACAATATTATTAGCAAGACAACCTATTAAATTTTCTGCTATTTGTAGAGGTGCAGCCATTGATACTTGTGATGCTACGCCAGCAAGATGTCCTATTGCTGGATTACCTGTAGCTGCTGTTATTTTAGCATTTACACTACTATACAAACCACCCATACCTGCATTAGATAAGGGTCCTAACTTATTAAATGTATCATTAACCATACCACTTACTAAATTACTTGCTTTACCTGTAATATCTTGAGAAGCAGATGATATTCTCTTTTTAATTGCATCTCTAGCAAATTCCGTTCCCTCACCTAATCTTGCATTAATAGTTTTCACATCATGCATTAGATTTTTTACACCAACTTGCATACCACTAATCGGACTTGCACCACCACAATTTTCGATGGTTGCACCAGCACTTGAAGTAAGGGTTGATTTACCTTGTTCATCTGCTTGCGACTGAGTTATATTAGCATTTGATTCTTGAACTTTATCTTTTTCATTACCTGTACCTTGCGAGTTTGATCCTACAGACTGCATTGCAAAATCAGGATCCTTTGTTATTGTTTTAGAATATGGAGTGAAATTTCCGAATGGTGATGGAGTATCTGTAGATGCTCTCTCACTCTCTGGAGTCTTACAAAATACACCTAGTATAATTGGAATTTGAGCACTGTGACCATCAAGAAAGAATCCAACAACTGTGTCTCCTTGAGCCAGTTTAATTGTTTCCATACGTCCAGCAGATCCACTATTACCTGGTGGGCATAATACTTGTGCCCAAGGCAAATCATCATCAGATAAAATACCAGAATCATATGGATGATATCCCATGATACGAACTTTATATCTTATTCCCCAACTACCTTTACCCTCATCAATTTGAGTCTGCCATGCTTCTTGATCTGGTATCTGTCCAACCCACCAGACAAATCCATCTTTTCCAACAAAATTAGTTTTAAAATTTAAATTATCCATTATTCTTTTGCAAACTCCCCAAATGTATCACGAACAACGGTCATAGATGTAACAGATCTTTCTGGATCAAATGAATGACATAATTCTTTAACTAGGTAAAAACCACTCTGCTGTCTATCATAATCTTGACCCTCTGGTGTTCCTATAAATTTCAATTCAACTACATTTCCAACAGATACTTCAGTATTTAACGGAGTCACGATGTAAACCATCTGCTGAAAAAGAATATTATATCTTAATATGGATTGTTTTTGATAAATATTTGCCTCAGAATTTGCATCTGCACTTGCTTCTTTATCTAAAGTTCCAACATCTTTAATTAGAGAGATAATTCTACTGGGCAGTTGCCCCGTTGTTTCTCCTGTCTCTGATAATATTTTAGGAACTTCAACAACATCACCTAAATTTTTAAGTTTTTTACTGATAGCAACATCACTTAGTGAAAAAATACCATCAGCAACTTTTGAAAAACCTCCTGTATAAGGATCAAAAGATACTGTAAAACTAGAATACTGTCCTATGATTAACTTTTTTAAAAGATCATTATTTCTTTTTATACTATAGGATAGTATATTAAAATCAGTTCGTTCAGTTATTTTATTGGTAAACTGTTTATGAGTAAAAATCGCAACAGGTTTTTTAACTCCTTTTCTTATTAGATTATCAACTGATCTAAAATGAAACCCGTCTTTAGTTTGATAAAAGAAATATCCTGCTATGCTATCTTTAATAGTAGATGAAGATTTAGATGCCAACCATACTAATATTTTAAAGGGTTTTTTTAAATTACCTATAAATCCTAATTTATTACTAGTTCTATCAATATTTTTTTTAAATCTGTTTGGTTTAACTTTTAAATCATTTTTTAAAATATCTTTGACATTATCGCTTACTGGAATATCCTTATTGAATTTTCTTGTTACGTGAGTCAATTCGTTGGTTATTGCTTCCTTTGATACTAAGTTTAACACGAATAATTCTTTTTGACCATCTCTTATAACATTTGAAACTTTTGAAACGTACAAATAAGTCTCAGGAGTATCAAATTTAAGTCCAGCATTGTTTTCCGAATTACCTGCGATTCTGATTGAAACTCTTTCACCACCTCTAATTGGTAATCCATTATACAAAGATTCTTTTTTATCTGTCTTATCATTATTAGAAACCACACCCTCTGCACTAATAATTACCATTTGTGCAGTGATAGTTGGGGATAATAAATCCTCAAAATATAAAAAAGATGCAAGACCCAATCTCAAATCAATTGTGGTAGATTTACCATCAGCCGATTCGATTGTTACTTCATCATATCTTGATGGTGATATTGCAGCCATTATCCTATTGAATTTAACATTTGATTTTCAAACGAAGCATAACCTATATTACTGTCAATACTATTTAATGCTATAAAAGAATCTGAATTATTTTGTCGTTTCATAAATGTATTATTGAATATATTACTGAATGGAATGAAAACATCCTTTGATTTCTTATCTACCTCAAAATTACGATCATTTTTTATAGGATTAAATGAAACTCTCTTTCCGTCAATATTACTTTCTTCTTTATCATTGTAGTCAGGACCTTCCATGTATTTCTCAAATGCATCCTTTACTTCATCTCCTAAACTCTTAGTATTAACTAATTCTGGTGGTACATAATATTGTACCCCATCTATCTCTTTAAGAACAAATCTATTATCTTTTAAAACTTGCTCAAAATCAGATACACTTTCTGCTTTCTGCAAATCTTCTAAATCAAATTCATCAAACATGGGTTTGCCTTGATCTAAATTTCTCTTCGCCAGTACTCTAATTGCAGTTTTAATACTATCAGGTAATTCATCATACTTTTCTTTATCAATACCTTGTTCATATATTTGTTCATCCATCGCTTTAACTTGATCTGTTTCGCTACCCATCATGTTCACTATATCCTCTTCATCTAAATCAATAAGTTCACTAACATCTTTTATTAAACCTCTTTCAACAGTCCTAAAATCATTCTGTAGTTTAATCATAATTGAACCGATCTTATCTTGCAACGGTTTGAAGTCAAATTGTATCAAACTTGAAAAAAGTTCACTTAACTCTTTACCAAAATTTGTTAAAAATTGAGTTAAATCTGTAACGAGTTGCTCACCTACCTTGTAAAATTTTCTTAATCTGTCGATTAAACCTTGAGCACCTTTGATTATTTTTGGAATATTAATAATAGCCCATCCAATCAAAACTACAGACAAAAACTCCATAATTCTACCTAAAAATCCTTTCGCTGTATTTCTTATAACTTGACCTGTTCTACGCATCGCACCACCAATTCCAAGTGCCTCTATTAATTCTTCTCTTTGTTTTTTTCTTGATCCCTCTAATCTTCTTTGAAAGTTTTTATTTGCATTTGATATTCTTTCTCTTAACCTTTGATTTGATTCCCTAACTTTTTTACCAATTTCAGATGCAATAATATTCGTACTTCTAATTACTGATGATAAACCATCAACTGCTTTATTAATCCTATCTAATTTTATTGTTGCTAATTTCATATTATACTCCGATTATATTATACTCGATGATTGAATTTAAAATATATGGATTATCTGGATTTGAACTGGATACACCTGGATTTATTGATGCATCATTACTACCATCAGGCACACTAGATATAGATGCTCTCTCCTCTCCGTCAACAACAAAAACATTTATCTTATCTTCGTCACCTTGAGTAAACAAATTTTGAGTACCTTGATTGTATTGACTCATACTGTCTATCACAGGTGCCATACCAAATTGGTCTCTTATGAGTCCACCAGCGTAGTCACCTATTGGATCAAAAAGATTTTTAAAAAGAAACTGATCTAAAAGAAGACTACCAATAAATGCACCAGGACCTCCTCCTCTTGCACCTCTAGCTAATCTTAATATTGTATTGAATGTAAGACCAAATGAACCTGTTCTTAATCCAGCAGTTACTAATGATTCTGGAACTTGACCTTGACTTTGACTTAATTCATCTAAAAAAGCAGTACCATAAAAGAGTGCATAACCTAATGGAGTTGGTCCTCCTGCAGCAGTGTTCCCTTTTCCACCACCAGGTGGAACAACAGGTGGAACATTAGTACCTGGTCGTGCACCACCAAATCTACCAGAGGTTACTAAGTTAAGCAGTAAATCAATCGGTTTTTTTAATAAATTTGCTGCTGCAACCTTTGTTATGTAGGCACCTAATCGTAATAGTGATCTCAAAGCTATGGCAAATCCTGCATTTATTGCTAAGAATATACCACCTGCTATACTTAATTGTTTTAATATTCTTTCTTTTACCTCTTCAAGTTTTTCTTTATTTCCACTTGCTAATGCAGATATGAGTTCAACAGTCTTTAATCCCATGAATCCAAGCAAAGTTACGTTGAAAAATTCAACTAAACTTGCAAGAATTGATCTTGCTTTAGTACCAATTTTCCGAAGGGGTGCTGTTAATGCGGATTGCATCTTCTTCTCAACTACTTGCTCTTTACCATCTTGAAGTGCTTGTTCTGCTAATTGTCTCTCTCTTGCTTTATCATTTGCATCTTTTATCTTCTCAAGTTTATCAGACACATCCATTCCATCGGATATTACTTTCAAACTTTGCTGTAAAGCGACTATCGAAGTGTTTATCTGTATCAAACTTCTCTCTGTTGAAGAGTTGACTGCTTGTACATTTTTATTACTTGTTGCTAAATTTAATTCTAATCTAGCAATTCTTTCTAATAAAGGATTTGTTCTGCTACTTACTAATCTATTTACATTTACTTGACGAGCTCCACCTATCGTTGAGAAAACACTATTCTCTCTCTTAGATCTTTCAGACTCTCTAGATCCAGTGCTTTCTTGATTTTCTTCTGTGTTCTCTGTAGATTGATCTACTTGATCTTCATCCATTTAAACCTTGTTCTTGTTGTGCCTTTAGATTTTGCTCTTCAATGAACTGATGTAGTAGGGATAGATAAACTTCTCTTTCCCAAGGAATCATATTTTCAAGCTCTGTCAAACTATATTTATGGTGTTGCATCAAGGCAAAATTTGTTTTAAAGTATGACTCAAGATCTTCATGAGCCATACCTACCCGAAAAAAGCAGTCAGTCCCTCCAATTTTATATCATTTACAACATTAGTCTTAGGATTTTTTACCTTTAATGTGTGAGATAATTTAGGCATTGTTTCAAAAAACTTCTCAATCTCTTTAAATTGTGTAGAATTCAATTGATCAAGAAACTCATCCATCTCATCCTTAGTACAGTCTGAAGAAGACCATGACTCCTCTTGACTATAAACCTGTTCGATACAAGATATAATTAAATCAAATGTGTCTTCAGGTTTCATACCTTCTACACTAAAGTTTGACTTAATAAACTCTTTCATAGATGGATATTTCATTCTTAAGGTTAAATTATCATCTAATTTTATATCCTTACTATGATTTTTTGAAGTTTTAATTTTTATATCATCAAGTTTAATTAAAGTTGGAACTTTTGTTTTATTATCATCTGGGCAAGTTACCATCACTTCAACATCCTCACCAACAGATTTACCTCTAATATTTAAGAATAGATATTCGATATCAAATGTTGATAAATCTTCTATCTTTATATCTTTTGTGAGTACACAACTGGCGAGAACATCTTTTACAGCGTTCGCTATCTGAGAGTCAGATTGACTTTCCATAGCGATTATTAATATCTTTTCTTCCTTGACTAAAAACGGTCTATATCTTATTTTTTTCTTCGTTGACGGAATTTCCAACTCATATGTCGGGGTGCTAATCTTTGGTAAAGGCATAATATATTACTAAATTGTATATTATATAGTAGGTTATTCGATAACTGTTTCTACAAAACCTCCTGACGCTAGTATGGAAGCCTCCTCTTGGTTATACCCACCGTCATCCATAATCGCTTGTACTTCAGGTTTAGGTTGGTTTTCTTTCAAGTTATTATAATTTCCTCTATACCTATCATAACTAGAGAATTTACCAGCAGAGTATCTATCAAACATAAAGGTAGCAGTTGCCTTTAGCACCTGAGATCCCTCATATTTTATAGGAATGGAACTTATTTGTGATGGAAACATACCATAAAAATTATACTGCATTTCTTGTTTATAATCTCTATCAAATTTAATTAACTTTGTTTGATAGGTCTTATAATCATCAGGATATTCCATTCTATAATAGTAATCTTTTCTAGATTGATCTTCACCAGATCCGTTTGCTACAAATTCAACCCAATGTTCTAAAAATTTTAAACTTTTATATTCATTATCAACATAAAATTCTAAATTTATTTTAGTAAATATTTTTGAATGAACCATATTCTCTGTAACTCCTGCATAGTTACCAACTACCTGTGCAGTAGCAAGACCTGCACCAGGTAATACTGCACTACTGCATAACAATCCTGATGTTTCTGTTATGAATCTATAATTTATACCTCTTACATTTAAATGCTGTCTCAATCCAGTGGGTAGTCCCCCAAATATCAACTGATAGTGTGATGTTTGTGCTAAATTTGTAAATGTGGGTTTAAAATCTGATATCCTACGGGGTCTTACCACTCTAAATACCTAAAACTTGTCTTATTATTATTTAGATGACTTATAAGGGTAAATATCAACCATCTTATCCTCGAAAGTATAAAGGTAATCCTACAAACATAGTTTATAGGTCACTTTGGGAAAGAAAATTTATGGTTTACTGTGATAATAATGAAAGAATACTTGAATGGGGTAGTGAAGAAATGTATGTTTGGTATCGTTCACCAATCGACAATAGACCACATAGATACTTTCCTGATTTCTACATCAAAGTGAAAGAAAGTACAGGTGCAATCAAGAAATATATTATAGAAATAAAACCTGCTAAACAAACAAAACCACCAGCAAAACCAAAAAGACAAACAAAAGGTTATCTACGTGAAGCATATGAATATGCAAAGAATCAAGCAAAGTGGGAAGCAGCAGATGACTGGTGTAAAGATCGTGGATATGAGTTCAAAGTATTCACTGAGAAAGAATTAGGAATTAAATATGGCACGTAGAGCAACACGATTATCTCCTAAAGCACTATTAAGACTTAGAAAAAAACTGATAGATGAAGGTTTGTATAAAGAGGATAGACCTGAAGATACACTTGGGAACCGTATTCGTCCAATATCAGACAGTCTAGTCAGTATAAAAAATCCAGATGAACTTGCAACACGAGTTAAGACTGTTTTAACTGAAGGTCCTGTTGTGCCAATACCAGGTTCATATTATATTTTTAGATACATGGCGAAGACACCAGAGATTAAATTTGATTTGAATCCCTTAGTTCAAGTAACTGAAGTATTCTCTTATGGATTTATTGCATATAATTTTCACTGGGGTAGAAACAGAAAATACACCTATCCAGAAGTACAAGGTGGATTATATGAAGTGACTTCGGATGAGTTGAAAGACCTAGAATTGATACCATTTCAGAATTTCCAAATGAAACCTCCTAAATAGTAAAAAAGTAGGTCGATAAATGGCAGGAAACTTAGGTAGTACAAATACAACAGGATTTAGTCAAGAACAGATATCTGGTATGAGAGGATTTGATTCCGTTGAAGCGATGAATACTTATGATGCTAAAAAAAGAGAAGAAACAAAAGACAAAGATGGAGTAAAAGATTACGATACCACTGGTGGTCTTCCAGAAACACTAAGATATCCCAATACTGCCTTAGATGATTCTATGGATTTTTTAGTTATCAGAATATCTGATTTCAAAGAAGCTGGTTTAAACTTACAAGGTTTAGTTAATGTTAAAGGTGAAGGTAATGATGCTATTGTAGAAGGAGGAGATGCATTAAAAGATGCAGAAGCAAGTCCATTTGCTTTAAGAACAGCTTCTACTGCAAATAAAAATCAAAAAGCGAAACATACGATATACTTACCAATACCAAGACAAGTTCAAGATTCAAACGGTGTACAATATGGAAACGGAACTTTAAATCCATTGGAAGCAATTGGTACTGGTTTGGTAGCCTCCACATTGGATAATCCAAATTTCAAACAAATACAACAAGCATTTGGGTTGATAATTAAAGAAGGGGCTGATGCAATAGCAGGTAATCAAGATGCGATATCAGCAGCGATTGCAGGTCGTGCAATCGGTGCATTCGGTGGTAATGTTACACCCAATCAATTAATAGCAAGAGCATCTGGTCAAATTTTAAATCCAAATCTTGAATTATTGTTTGAAGGAGTTCAACTTAGAGTATTCCCATTTCAATTTGAATTTTTTCCTCGTAATTATGATGAAGCACAACAAGTAAAAAATATAATTAAAGTTTTAAAAAGATCTATGGCTGCAAAAAAAGGCACAACAGGAAAAGGTGTCTTTATTAAACAACCAGATATATTTCAACTAGAGTACAAACAGGGAAGTAAATCTCATCCATTTTTAAACAAATTTTTACCTGCTCATCTTACAAATTTAAAAGTTAATTATACACAGTCAGGAAATTATTCAACATTTTATGATGGTACACCAACACACATGTCTGTTCAATGCTCATTCACAGAAGTCAATCCAGTTTATCAAGAAGATTATGATACTAAAGCAGCTGGAAAAGGAGTTGGATACTAATGACTTATTTTAGAGAACTACCAAACTTAAATTATCAATCTTTCCTAAAAGAAAGAAATAATTCTACAGATTATATTCAAGTAAAAAATTTATTTCGTAGAGCAAAATTACGTGATGATTTAAGTTATATTTTTACATCTTTGAATAGTTATTATATTAGGGATGGTGTTAGACCTGATCAAGTTGCAGAATCGGTATATGGTGATGAGGGATTGGATTGGGTTGTCCTTACGAGTGCAAATATAACCAATGTAAGAGATCAATGGCCATTAGATAGTCGTGACATGTATAACTATGCATTTAATAAGTATGGAAATGATCTTAATCAAATTCGTCACTATGAAACTACAGAAGTAAAAGATGCTAACGGTAGATTGGTATTTCCCAAAGGAAAAGTCGTAGATTCTGGATTTACAATTCCAGATCCAGCGTCCTCCACCGCTACACTAAATCCTGTAGGTGGTGTAACTAATTATGAATATGAAACTAAATTAAATGATGCTAAAAGAGAAATCTATATTTTAAGTCCACAATATCTTGGAATCTTCTTGAAGGATATGAGAACAATAATGAGATATACAGATTCATCACAATTTATTGATACAGACTTAATTAAAACAGAGAATACAAGAAATACAGATCCAAATTAAAAGACCGTAGATTTCTCTACGGTCTATGTTTACTTAAGTAGTAAATTTAAATATGCTGCTATGACTAACAATGTTAGACAGAGTTGATTGTATCTCACTCTTCAGCAAGTCTTGCAAAGTATGAGAGTGTGTCATCTTCAGCGTCTGCAGAAGCAGTAACTGATGCTGAAGTAGACTCAGTTGCAGCAGTAACAACTTGCTCTGCTCTTTCTCTCTGAATTATTTCAACTTCGTCTTCGACTTCTACATCTTGACGAGGTGCAGCATTTCCAAGAACATAACCAAGACGCTTCTTCAAATCTTCATATGATTTAAACTGATCAGCAGCAACTAACTCAGCAAGAGAGAATTGCTTCTTCCATAATGACTCCATTGCGTCATCATCATCAAGTAAAGGACTTGGTGCAGCAAACTCAGAACTATCGTAGTTTCTGTATCCTGCAACATTCTTTGCTTTCAACTTAAAGTTAGCACCTTGCCAGAAATCAAATGGATCAATTGCTTCTTCATCTTCAAACTCAGGTTGCATTGCTGCAGTAAGTTTATCAAAGATCTTCTTACCATATTTGTATAAGAATACTTTACCTTCGTTCTCAGGATTTGATGGATCCTTCACAACGTAAATGTTACTAATATAAGTTAGTTTACGCTTTTGCTTTCTTGCTAACTCTTTTCCAGCGTCTGTACCGTTATTCCACAAAGTTGTGTTGTACTCGGATACTGGATCTTTTTGACCAAGTGAAGTCAAAGAGTTTTCGATATACCAACCACCAGGACCTTGAAAGGCATGGGAGTATAGTTTTACGAATGGAAGATCTTCACCATTTGGTGCAGGTAGAAATCTAATAACAGCATAACCGTTACCTGATTTATCAACGTCTAATTTCCATAGACGATCATCACCTGTGCTTCCAGTATTATTCATCTTCTCAACCTGCTTCACTAATTTAGCGGTCAAGGATCCTAATTTGGATTGCTTTTTTAAGTCTGCGAATGACATTTAGATTACCTCGGATTAATTTGATCGTGGGATTGTTTATATTATAGCATATAATTGATAAAAATCAACTCTATGCTTTGAGAAAGTCTTTAAGTGCATCAATAGTTGTGTGCATGTTATCAAATAATAGTTTAACATCAGTTCCCTCTGGGTATCCCATCATGGCAACTGTTTTATTTAAACTCTCTTTCATAACTTTACATTCTGGATCATCTGATAAAGATAATCTAGCATACATGACACGTTGTTTGTCTAATAGTTCAGACAATTTACTAATATGATCTAGTTGTTCATCATGAGTCATCATATGGAAATGAATAAGTTTTCCATAAACTTCTTCTTGAAGTTTATTGATCACACCCAATTCCTCTTTAATAATCTCTGATTCAAAGAAAGCACTCATACGATTTCTCTAAGGACTTTTTTGTATTGGAATACATCTATATTTATGAAAGGAGTATACTTAGTAATTTTCATACTTACGGTTTCCCACACGGGATCAGATAATTTACTATCAAAATCTTTTACAAAATGAAAGATGTGTTCAAGGATAACAAGTATCTCCAAATTCAACTCACCACTAAGATACTTCTTAAGTAATAGTGGATGACCAGTAGAACAATCAAACAACTCCTCTAGATTATTATTATCCAACAAGTCAGTAATTTTATCCTTAAATATGTACCCTAAGCTCTGCTGAGTTTTTGACCACTCAGAATATACTTTCTCACCAGAGTTCATAATCTCTCCAATCCAAAGAGTTTGTGGATTATCAGCAGATATAAAATTAGATACTAGAAATTCTACTATCTCTTTATCAGGATATTTTCTTGATGTCTTTTCAAACCAATACTTATCCTTTCTTTTATTAAATGCTGCTATCTTTGCTCTTGACCTACCACCATATTTAAAATAATCATATTTCGGATTTGAAAAATGATTCTTTACGGAAAGATATGTTTGATAGGTTTCAAAGGGTGTCACTTTCATCTACTTCCTCACATT